TCCTGCGATGTTTACAATTGTACGATTCTTCATAAACTTCTTCCTCTTTAGTATTTAGCTAATCGAGCGGTAAAAAAAGTCGTATTTTTAGAAATTAACTAGAAGGAAGAGGTGGTACAACTATAGTTTCTGACCCAGAGGTAGAGAGAATAGAGGTCGAGGGGGTGCCGGTACCAGAGAACGCGATATCGGTTTTCAACTCTACGTCATAGCGCATCTCTCTAATGGCTCCGTTGCTTTGAATCATGTACTTTCTGGTAGGCATCCATGTCTCTACTTCAAATGTGACAGTTTTCTTGATGATTCGGTCTTCTCTATCAGGTACGGTCAGAGTAGAGTTGTCTGATATAGCGGTAATGAATGCTGGTGCGTTGGTGAGGAAATCGGTCCCTACTCTTAGTTGGGGTCGGAACTTATTCATCACATACTCAATAAGTTGGTTCATGTCCTCTACGTACCTTGCCCATAAATTTAACTGGTAAGATACTTTAACAGCTTTAGGGCACATCGCTGCTACACGCGTGTACCTCATGCTTTTTTTGTCGCGAATCGTCCAGAACTCGATATCCGTATTAGGTTTTCTTCTTTCAAAATCTTCTACGGTGTCGGAGATAGCTAACGTCATTTGAGGTAGCGTTAGATTACGAGTCTTGAAAAGCATCGCAATAGCTCTTTCATAGTTAGCATATGAAACCGTAACCGGCTGTATCTCGTTATCACTTCCGATGATTTGTGCGTCAGAAAAAATATTTAAAAGTTCTCTTGAGGTCTTTCTATAAAACTCTAAACTTCTAAAGTTTTTATTTTCTCTTTCAAATATTTGACGCTTAATATCAAAAACATTAGAGATGCGCTTACCATTATAAAACGTTTCCCTGGTACCATCCACCATAGGAGGATACCTATCATACGGAGGTCCAGATACTTCAACCATTAGTAAGTAGTGAATACGGCTGGCTCTTCAATCTCTTGTAGTAATTGATTTTCAAGCATTTCCATCTCCCTTTGAGATTCTGCGATGAGTGCAGGACCGTTGAGTTGTGCGCCTCCTTGCGGAGATGGGAGAGTAGCATATTTACCTCTAATCTCACCTAGAATACCTTTGGCGATAGCTAGGGTGTACCTTTGAAGCCAACTAATAAAGTAGTGATGCAAGGTCTCCGTGTTAAGACATTTATATTCAATTACTACGGTTTCGGAGTCATCGGCTACAGGTGTTGGGAATACCGTAAGGTATTTATTGTTTAGGATTTGGAAAGACCCTTCTCGCCCCAGAATCTTTCTAATAGATTTGAGGTGCATCTTCATTAGGAGGAAATCGCTAATCGCAAAATCCTGGAACAGGAAGTTATCCTGGAAATACTTAATGAAGAAGTCCATTTCAAGGGACTGTCCAGCTAGAGGTACGCTCAGTAGGGATTTCTTATAAGCAGCATATCTAAAGTTGTTTACGATAAACGATGGCATTTCGTACATATTCGCACCAGCCACAGTGTTAAAAGCACATAGTTGTGTACACCAATCCGGCGCGTGGTAGTCCAACTTACTTATCGCTTCGTCAATAGCCGTTAAGATTTGAAAGTCGTCAAGCTCAACTCGCACAACTGGATAACCCAAACGTGATTTAACCCAGTCTTTAATAATCAAATAAAACCTATTAAACTCTACGTCCTCCGAAAAGTACCTACGATTTAATGAGTCGTAGGGAATATCCCCAGAAGGAGCCGTAATATTGGAGACGTTAGACCCCGCACCGTACCGGTCTACTAAAAAGGGTCCCCATTGGAAATTAGGTTTTACTGGTCCACTAGACATGCTACTATTATATATGGAAGAAGCCCAGCCAAAATAGCTGGGCTTCTTTTATTACTATACTAAGAAGTCTTAGTAGTTGACGTAGGTAGTCGTACCTAGTGACGAAGCCTTCATGAACGGAGTCGTGAGGTAACGGCTGTCAGCACCAACAATACGGATAATGCGGTAGAACCTTGAAGCAGGGTTAATTTGAGCAGTCGCATAGCGAGTAATTAAGCCCTTTCTTGGCTGGAAGGTTTGCGGGTCCGTGATAGTTGGAAGCATTTGCAGCGGAATGTACGGAGCGTACACAAAGCCAGCATCCATCGGAGAAGCACCCTTGTAGCCTACAAGAATCTCATCTTCAGGGTAGAGCGGGTCAACGTAAACGTCGTACTGACCCATCCACTTACCCTTGTAGGTAATCGAGGCACCTAGTTGACCAGCTTCACTACTATCGATACCACCTTCTAGTTTAGCAGCAGACTGGAGCATCGCAGCCACGAATGGCGAGCAGATGATGTAGTTTGCGGCAGAACGTAAAGTAGTTCTGTAGATGTCTTGTGATGCGAAGTTGACAACAGCAATCAAGTTACTGTAAACCTCACCTACGTGACGAGGAGCAAGTCCAAGTGCGGTAGTACCGAAGTCAACGAAGAATACGTTTGAGCCTCTTGAAGGTTCAGTTGGCATAGCATCGCCATCACCTTTGTTACTACCCATACCATACTCGTTAGGGGTAAAACCGCCGTTGGCGTTAGTGCCAAACGGTTGGTCGTAAGTAAAGCTGCCTTGTGCGCCAGTGTTGCCACCGTTAGGACCGCCACCCATTGGTAAACCAGTGTTGCCGAAGTTGTTAGAGTTGCCACCATTAGTGTACGCATCCCATTCAGCGTTGTTTAAGCCTGGAACGATACCATAAGCTAGGGTACGGATGGACTCAACAATTTCGCGGTCGATTTCCAAGGCAACTTCCTTAGAAAGAAGCTCAGTTAATTCACGCTCAAGGTCAAGGTTGTGGTATGCACGAAGGTCTTGTGAAGCTTCCAGCGTCCAAAGGGCGCGGAACTTACGAGTACGTGCAGTTACAGACTGTTGCTCGATAGTGAAGTTAACTTCAGGAATGCTAGAACCAGCAAGACGCTCACCAGCAGATACGAAGAACTGCGGACCAGCGATACCCGAGTTCGGGAAGTTTGCAATCCGGGCACCAACAGTCATTGCTGACATGTTAGCGTTGCTCTCGGAAATAGCCAAGCTGTCAGTGCGAGCTTTTCCATTAGCGTCAAGACCAGAAAGACCTGACAGAGCGAACCCGCCAGAACCAGCTGCGGCAGCTGCGGAATCTAGACTACCAACATTGCTTTGAGTCCGGGCGATGCGACCACCGTATACCATACGGTACTTGGAGTAGACTACATCAGAGACAGCGGTACCACCAGAATCACGACCAGCACGGTTGTAACCCAGATAGAAAATCTGAGAAACAGGACCCTGCATAGGCTGAACGCCGCAGATTTTGTTAGCGATTAGTTCCGGGAAGACCCGGCGAACGAGAGGAAATGCGAACTTTTGGAAAGTACCAAGGTTACCGACAGTTGTTGCCTCTTCAAGAGTACCGTGCTCACGAGCGTTCTCAGTAAGAATACTCTTGGCCTGGTTCTCCAGAAGAACGGCAGTCATCTGACGAGTAGAGTCATCGGTGATTCCTTCCAGGATTGGCTCCCACTTCTCACATAAAGATTCAGAAAGATTTGAATTTAACATAATTTTTTTGTTTTAGCCTTTTAGGGCTTCCTGCCTTGACAGGTTGATTACGTCTTCGGTGAGGAAGATGTTATTAGCCGCTTCCGGGGAAGGACGGCTCGAATCGGTTTCGTTAGTGATTACAACGGCAGCTTCAGAAGATTTAAATGGTAATTTAGCACTTTCAGTTAACTGTTCGTTTGCTTCATTCAAACTCTCTACTTTGTCAGAAAGCAGAGAGTTTTCGTGAAGAGAATTAGCTAGTTGTTGGTTTACAGCGGCTAGACTCTCTTGTAGTTCCTCAAGCTCTTGGGCTTGTTGGGCGATTTTAGAATCGACATCGGAAGTCTCTACTTCAGCAGCGACCATAGCGCGAATGCTTTCAAAGATTCTGTAGCCGCGAAGAATTTCATCATCAGACTCAACCTCTTTTTTGGCTACTTCCTTTAGGTCAGCTATTTTAGTACGAAGGAAACCGCTTACTTTGGTTTCCATCAGCTTAACTTCCGCAGCAACTCTTTCTTCGACAGCCTCGTTAACCATCTTCAAGACCTCTTGAAGACCAGCTTCGGACAAGCTATCGGGGAGTAGTTTGGCAATTTTTGTTAGTTTATCGTTCATAGAAATTCTCCTACTGTTTATATCTACTGGGTTTACGAAAAAAAATCGTTAATTTTCATTCAAAAGTCTACGTAAAGCGGTTAAATAAGCTCTTTCTTCTTTTAGTTTTTCTTGATAATCCATGGATACATCTCTGTTCTCCATTAACTGCTTATGCTCGACTAGTGATGGAAATGCGTTTTGGCAAGATGGGTCAGCTACCATGTCCCAAGTAATCATGCGTAGATTATCTTGAACCATGTAAGCATCCTCCTTCATATCATGCTCAACGCTACCAGTAGCGCGGGAAGAAATACCAATACGTACACCAGCTTTAGCTAGTTCTTGTAGGATTCTTCCGGAAGGGGTATCGAGGAATTCAGCTTCCCCAATCAAGGTATTACCTTCCATTTTTAAATCCGTAATGACATGAGAGACATTCGAAAGATGTACAACCTCATCATTAGGGTGGTCTAGTTCACCGCATAGACGGCGCTCATTCAACAGGGGTTGTAGTTTCTGTACTTCTCTCTCTAACAGAGTCTTTGCGTAAATCCTACCATTGCCGTTTTTCTTTTCAGCTTCGCTGAAGATACCACGAACTCTCATGGTCTTGTTTCCCTTTGCTTCGCTTAGAATTTGAAGGGGTTGAAAATCGTTGAAGTCTCTGAGTAACATTAGGCTTTTAGGTAGGATAGGAAGTCGCTAGTAGTGGCTTCGGGTTTCACTTTTTTCTTAGTGCGTTTTTTAGGGGCAGGTTCTTTGTAATCTTGTCCAGGCAACTTAACTTTCTTAGCGTCGCCTTTAGCTCCACCAGCCATATTCACTCCGATGCTTCCTACGCTCGTCATCTCTTGAATCTTTTCGATTATTCTTTTGGCTTCTGAAAGAGTTTTAAGCTCCGCTTCAGTAAGTTGAAGAGTTTGCGTAGGAGCGGGAGAACTAGTTTGAGTTTCAGTAAGAGGTTCATTTTTAGGGGTTTCGTCTGCAAGACCCATTAGTTGATTTCGCTGGGAGTCAGTCATCTCCAGCAATGTATCGTTGGGGTTCATAGCTGGCATGGATGCCTGATGTCCCTGTGTGGGGTCATAAGGATTCTTAGTAGAGTCCGTTAAGGCTCCATTAAGAATCTCATCAGCCATCTGTGCGTATGATTTACTCATTACATTTCATCGTCGTTTTCCGCATCTCTTTTCGCTTTAGCTATGTTAGCTGGAGTGTCGGAGTTCTGTGCGTTGGTTTTAGCTTGTAGTTCAGAAGTACGTGCACGTGCTTTTGCTTGTGCACTTGGAGTATCACCTGCGCCAGCTTTGTTTTTCTTAAAATTTGCTAGCTTTTGAGCAGCAGACATGGGCGGCTTGTTTTCTTCCTCCTTAACTACTTTTTCTTCATCGTCTTCGTCTTTAGGCTTGTCTTCAGGCTTGTCACCTTTCTTATCGCCTTTCTTATCGCCTTCTTTCATTGCATAAGCTTCGTCAAGTTTGATAAAGATTTCATCGCCGTAATCGTAGATGTCGCCAAGAGAGAAATCAGTTT